CAAACAGGAGAAAAAGTAACTCGTGATTTAACAGATAAAGAAAAGCAATTTGTAATAGATTCTATTCCTACTGCTAGTGATAAATTAATTGTATTAAGAGAACAAAGAAATATGCTCTTAAAAGAAACAGATTGGATGTCAGCATCAGATTTAACAATGGCTGATAATTGGAAAATATACAGACAAGAACTTAGAAATATAACTAAAACATATCAATCAATGGATGCAGATGGTTTTGTATTCCCAACTAAACCTACGGAGTAGAGCATGGCATTAAGTAAAATAGACACACAAGCCTTAGTGGCTGATGCAGTAGGAAACACTATCTTAGATCTTTCAGAAAATTATGCATTCTCAGGAACTGTAACTGGAGCTGGTGGTGGTAAAGTATTAAACACAGAATTTAACAGCAATGCAACGCCAGTAGTATCTTCTGACACAACAGCTTGGAAGGTTTCTGTTAGCAAAACAATAACTCCATCAGCTACTTCTTCTAAAATTATAATTAATGCAATGTTAAGTGTTGATTTATATGCTTCTCAAAGAGTTGATATGGAAGCAAAGCTAAGAAGAGCAATTACTGGTGGTGCAACAACAGATTTTGCACCTGCAAGATATAGTACACTTCATGGAACTGGAACACTTTATCCTTATCTTTATGGGACATTCCCTTTAACATGGGAAGATTCCCCTTCAACTACATCAGAAATTACATATTCAATAATCTTTAGAAGAGCTTCTACTTCAGGAACAATATATTCTTCCAGAGGAAATGCCCCAGGAACATCATCTATATGTCTAACGGAGGTTGGAGTATGAGTATTCAATTAACACTAGCAGTCTTAGGACTGAATGATGGCTACGTTATGACAGGAGAACCTACTTCAGCAGAAGAATATACTTCAATGGTTACAATGACAAATGGAGAAACTAACACAATTACATGGTCAGAAATACAAACTGCATTAGGTAATGGTGGAGCAGTTCCTTTACATTTTTTAAGAATAGAAAGAAACAATATGTTAACAGAATGTGATTGGACACAAGTTGTTGACAATGGTTTAACAAATGAAAAAAAAGCAGAATGGGTTACTTATCGTCAATCGTTAAGAGAGTTACCAACAACTCAAACAAATGTAAGTTATGATTGTGAATCTCATACATTAAGCAACATAACATTCCCAACTAAACCCTAGGAGAAACAAATGCCATATATAGGAACACAACCTCTCACAGGGGAATTTATAAAGCTGGATAGTCTGACCGCTAGTGCCACTGCAACGTATGCAATGACAAGGTCAAGTGCAGCTTTCTTTCCAGCAACAGCAGAACAACTTATAGTCTCTGTTAATGGAGTCACTCAAGCACCTAATGATGCGTACACAGTTACTAGTAATAACATAGTGTTCTCTGAGAACTTAAGTTCAAGCGACACAATTGATTACATACTCGCTTTAGGAACAATAGGAAATAGCACAGTGCCCACAGATGGTTCTGTGACTAGTGCAAAGCTCTCTGCTACGTTAGGTAGAGGAACAGCACCTATAAGAGTGAATACGAACAGTCTTACAACGAATCAAACAATAGCATCAGGTGAGAATGCTGGAGTGTTTGGTCCGTTCTCAATCCCAGCAAATGTGACACTCACAGTCAACGGAACTTTTACGGTGGTATAATATGAGTATTTTATTTGTGGATAGTATCCAACCAAAAACTACTGGACAGGCAATAATCGTTGCAACAACAAATCAATCACTTGGTAAAGTGTTACAAGTAGTAAACTTTCAAACTGGTACTGTAGATTCTGGAACTACAACTATGGCATTAGATAATACCATTCCCCAACAAACTGAGGGCAATGAGTTTATGACATTAGCTATAACACCGACTAGCTCTAGCAATAAATTATTAATAGAGGTTTCTATACAATTAGATAAAAACAATGGAAACACTTATATGGTAGCCTTGTTTCAAGACAGTACAGCCAATGCTTTAGCAGGGATATTTACTGGTGGTAGAAGTTCAGGACAAAGCGAGTATAATAGTTTTAAACATTTTATGACAGCAGGTACAACTTCAGCAACAACATTTAAAGTTAGAGCTGGAAGTGATGGTTCAGGGACAATAACTTTTAATGGTAGAGGTGGTGGAGCAATGTTTGGTGGTGTGTCTGTATCATCAATTACAATTACGGAGATCTCAGCATGAGTAGTAAAATAGGCGTGCAAAATATTGCACACACAAACGGAACTGTTGCTGCAACTGTTAATGCTAGTGGTGTAATGGCTTTTAATAGTCCACCAACTGGGATAGTTGCAGGGAGTCGTAAACTATTATTAAACCATACTATTTCGTCTGCAGTTCCTCTGTTTGATGTTACTAACACTTACATTAATGCTACCTATGACACTTATGAATTTCAATGTATGTTTCATCCTGCTACAAATGATTCAAGAGTAGAATATAAATTTTTTACTACAACAAGTACAGGATCTGCAGGGGCTATTCCTTCTGGTAGTAATCATAGTTATTCAATAGGTAACTTTAAGGCTGCAGGAAATAGAGCATCTAACGGTGGTACAACAGCTGAAGTTTCTTATTCAACTATAGGTAATTTAGATGGTGCAGCATTAGCTTTTAGTATGACTTTATACAATGCAAATGATTTGAGGATGCCTGCATCTACAAGTGGAATAGGAGTTAACTCTGATATTAATGGTTACAACATGGGCTTTGGATTTTCAGGTGGGCTAGTGCCTACTACAACATACTTCAATCATTTTTGTAGAGGTATAAGATTTGAATTTGATACAGGTGATATTCAATTAGGAACAATTAAAGTATATGGAGTGACATAATGACAAGTATACTAAAAGTAGACAACATAAAAGACTCCGCAAACAATCAGGCAATCTCTATTAGTAGTGGAGTAGCTACGTTTACTAATACACCTGTAAACGCTGGTGGTGGTAAAGTGTTACAAGTAAAAAATGTAGCTAAAACAGTTGTGCAGGTTTGTCCAACTGACATGCCCTATGATAATACTATACCACAAAAAACAGAAGGTGATGAAATATTCTCTTTGGCTTTTACGCCAACAAGTGCATCTAGTAAATTACATATTCATATATTTGGTATGGTTGCTTCGTCTAATGTTGCTCATGCAATCTTAGCTTTATTTCAAGATAGCACAACAGATGCTATAGCAGCTCAAGGAGGACTAGAGTCAAATGCGACTGAACCTCATAGTATGAGTTTTGTTCATGTTATGACTGCTGGCACAACTAGCGAAACAACTTTTAAAGTAAGATTAGGTACAGAATCTGGAGACTCTGTTCTTAATGGTCAGGGTAATGGACCTCAACGCCTTGGTGGTGTGGCTACTTCAGGTATGATAATAACAGAGATAGGAGCATAGCATGGCACTAACAAAATTAAACTACACAGGTCAGGGCACTATCCCAGATTCTAGCTTACCTACGATACCAATAAGTAAAATACCTACAATTACAGGTGCTAAGATGCCGAGTAATAGTATACTTCAAGTTAAAGAAACTACATGGATAAATAAAGTTACAGTTTCTAATGCGACTTGGACTACTACTGGTCATTCTGTGAGTATAACACCCTTTGCTACTAGCTCTAAAATATACTTATCAGTGCATGGAGGTGGTGCTTATAATGAGAATATTATAAACATGCAAGGAGATTGGACTATATATAGAAGTATAAATGGTGGAACTGCTACAAATATAGCTGATGCTGCTAATAGCCCATTATGGTCAATGTATGAAAATACTTTTTTTGGTCACCCGCATAGTTTTTCAACAACTAATAGTCCAAACACAGCATTACCAATTACATATACTGTTTATATGAAGACTCAGGCAAATGCAACAAGACATTATACATATAACTTAAACAGTCGTTATCATGGTGGTGATGCTGCAAAGGGAGCACCAGTTCATTTTACAGCAATGGAGATTAAAGGCTAATGAAATTAGAAATGAAACCTGAACTACAAGTACAAATGGAATTACTAGCACACGAAAAAGAATGTGCAGTTAGATATCAATCCTTTAATGACAAGCTAATAGCTCTAGACAAGCGTATGTGGAGACTAGAAGCTATGTCAATGGCAAGCACACTAGCAGTAATAGCTTTAGTCGTAGCTATAGTAATGAAGTAATGGATCTAGTCTTTGTTCTTATTACTTATTTGGGGACAGCAAAAATAGATCAATCTTACTTCAGGAATATAGATGCGTGTTTATATTTCGCAGAAAAAATTAATAGTAATGTAACAATACCAACAGCCAAACCTAAAAAATACACAGCTGTTTGTGAACCAAGGAAAATAGAACTAACTAAAAAGAAGGTGTATTAATGATAGATCCAATAACCATATCGCTAGCAGTTGGTGCAGCAAGTAAAGCTTTTAGTGCAATTAAAAAAGGATTTGCAATTGGAAGAGACCTCGAACAAATGAGTGGGGATATTGGGAGATGGATGGGAGCAGTATCAGATGTTGACAATGCAGAGAAACAAGCAAAAAACCCGGGGATCTTTGATAAAGTGTTTGGTGCAGGTAGTGTTGAAACCACTGC